GCCCGACCTTCGGGAAAATCAGCCTTTCGCCGAAGCGCTTGGCCGCTTTCACGGATTTTTCCATCCAACTTTTGCGCCAGTCCAGCATTGGCATTGAAAACTTGCTCCGCGCCGACCTAAACCGCGCCATTGCCATCGCGGTGGATTCCGCGGTGATAAGCGGCACGGGTTCGGGCCAGCCCACGGGCATCCTGACTTTCCTGGATCCCGCCAATACCGTGGTGGGCGGCACGAACGGTGCGGCACCCGATTACGACGACATCATCGACCTCGAAAAGGTCGTGGACGTTGTCAACGCGCTTGCCGGTTCGCTGGCGTACCTCACTACGCCGGGCATCAAGGGCAAGTTGAAGAAAACCAAGATCGACGCGGGCTCCGGCCTGTTCGTGTGGGGGCAAGACTCCACCACGCTGAACGGCTACCGGGCCGAGGCAAGCACGCAAGTGCCGAGCACGCTCGACAAGGGCACCAGCTCCGACGTGTGCCATGCCATCATTTTCGGCAATTGGGCCGACTACGTGCTGGCATCTTGGGGGCCTCTTGATCTGATCGTAGACCCCTACACCCTGGCGGGCACCGGCAGTATCCGCATCACCGCGAACAGTTTCTGGGACGGCAACAGCCGCCACGACGAATCTTTCTCGGCGATGATCGACGCGCTGGCTTCCTAAGGGGCCAGGCATGGCGATAACGACAAACAGCGCCGCCGCTTTGATCCTCGGAAAAAGGACCGGCGGCGGCGCGATTTCATCAAATTTTCAACACGAAAAAGAAATGGCAATCGACAAAAAACTTCCGAAATTTGTCAAGTCCACCACGGATCTTTCCCCCGTAGAGGTCGAATTTCAGGACAGCGGCACGCACTACGGCTACGCCTATTTGGCAGGCCAAACCGGCATCATCCGCGCCGGTGACGTGAAAGAACTGGTGCAGCGCCGCGTCGTCATCAACCCCAGGCCTGTGACCGAAAGGGCCATCGGCAAGGGCCAGACCGGCAAAGCAGTGGTGTAATGAGCCGCCGGGAGTTGGTACTTGTCAAGCTGATACATTTTCTTACCGAAATGCTGTATGAGCACAGATGTACCTACTCCCGGCCGATTTGTTCACGAAAAAGGTTCAAAGTAGGCCCTTACCGGGCATACTACCGGTACCTGCAAAAATCAAAACGCGAATGAGAGGGCATTACAAAATAACCGTTCCGCCGACGACCGAACCGCTCACTTTGGCCGAGGCCAAGGCGCACCTGCGCGTCGAGTTCGACGACGACGACACGCTTATCGAGGCCCTTGTTTCCGCCGCCAGGTCGGCCGCCGAAGAGTGTACCAACCGGGCAATAATGCCACAGACCGTGCAGCACGTCCTGCCCGGGTTCCCGTGCGCCGATGGGCGCAACGAGTTTGGCGCGGTTCGTTTGTTCCGCTCGCCTTTTGCGTCCCTAACCTCTGTGGATTATTGGGACGCAGACAACGCGGCGCAGGAAATAGACGTGAACGACCTTATCGTGGTGGGCACCGCCGAACCGGCCCTGGTCTGTCCGGCGGTCGATACGGAGTGGCCGGAAACGGCGAACCGGCCCGATGCCGTTACGATAACCTACCAGGCGGGCTACACAAACGCTGCCGCAGTCCCAAAACCTATAAAACAAGCCGTACTGCTTATGGTGGCGACGTGGTACGAACGCCGAGAAGACCAGGTGCAGCAGCTGCCCCGCGCAAGCGAGGCGCTTTTGCAACCGTACATTGTCCGCGAATTTTGAAACATGGCAACACCGCGAAAAATTGACCAGATAGGGGCGCTGCGCGAAAGGCTTAGGATCCTTTCGCCGATCAGCACGCCGACCGCGCACCGAGGCGAGCGGATCGTGTTCGCAACGTGGGTCAACGTCCGTGGCGGAGTGCTGGCGGTTCGCGGTTCGGAGGTAACGGAGGCCGACCGCGTCACGGCGTTGAACACCAGGCAATTCGTTGTGCGGGCGCAGTCCGTTTCGGGAGTCAACGAAAAAATGATCCTGGAGGACAGGTCGGCCGAAGGCGAATATTACGACATAGAGCGCATCGACGACGCGCCCGAGCAGCCGAACCGAGCCTACAAGATAATCACGGCCACGCGCCGAAACACGAACGTTTCGGCGGTGGAACTAATACCGGGCATCGCGATGGACTACAGCCAGAAATTCTCGAACGTCACGGCGGCCTATGTAACGATCACGAACGGGACGCTGCCAGACCCCACCGCGAAAACAGCGGACGAAATAAACCTGCTTTTGCAGGTGTACCGGGGCGGCCTTCGCCTTATTTACGGGGACTCCGGCGACGCCGGTTTTTCGATAACGACCGCCACCAACAGGATAACGCCGGTGCTTAGTTTTGCGGGCGAATCCGTGCTGGTGACGCAATTTGCGGAGCTGTAATGGGCAGGCTATCCGACTACGTAAACAGCCGAAGCAGCAAGCCGCAACCGGCGAGAACCGGAACAAAAGCGGTGAGCGATTATGAGCTGCGAATAGCAATACTGAAAATCCGCGCCCTGGGCGACGCGGTGAGCAACCGGCAGCGGAAATACATATTGCGAAAAGGCGCAATTATATTAAGAGACGCGGCCCGGGCAAACGTGCCCATCGCGGCCGAGCCCTACACGATATACAAGAACGGGAAGCCCTTCGCGTCCACCTACCCGGGCTTTGTGCGCGACGCGATCGCCGTTCGGAACCTTCGAAAGTCGAACGATTTGTGGGTCGGCGTGGAAAAGAAGGACGGGATCCTGGCCTACTGGGCGCAGTGGCTGGAGTTCGGGGCTACGAACCGGGACGGCACCAGGCGCGAGGGCTTCGGGTTCATGCGAAAGGCCATCGCGCAAACAAAGGACGCGGTGATAACGCAGATCGTAAAAGACGCCGAAGCGCTGCTAAAACGAACGATAAAGAAACTAAGTAAATGATACAGGCGCTTATCACATACCTGCTCGAAATCCACGCCTCGACGTGGGTATCCGCCGTGTTGCTCGACAGCACCGAAACGCCGGTTCGTGTGTATCACCAGCGCATCCCACAAGGCGCGGCATACCCCGCGGCCGTGTTCCACGTGCTCGACCAAACGCCCCAATACTGCAAGCAAGGAATGGGGCTGCAAGACTACCCCGTTACGTTCACCATATATCACCAGATCGACACGGAGGCCGACGTCATCGCCGACAACTTGATCGAACTGCTGGAAGGCTGGCAAGGCGAGCACGGCGGTAAAACCTGGAAATACACAATGTTTTCCCGGAAATTGGAAGGCGTGGACGATCCACAGGGCCTGCGCTCCAAGATCGTCGATTTTCAATTTTCGAGGGACAATTAAAATAATACGTATATGTTTATTGTCGAATTTATCAAAACCTATGTCCACACGCCTCGGCGCACCTGGTTGCCCGGAGACACGCCGACCCTCGACGGAGAACTGGCCAAGAAGCTCGTTAACGAGCTGGGGGTGGCCAAGTGGGTGGGCGCGGGGTGCGGATGTCCGGGCATCGACCAGGCCACTATCGTGCTGCACAACACCCTGGCAACCAGGGGCGTGACGCAGGAAGAATACGACGCTGAAAATTCCGAAGAAAAATAAACCGGCCGCGCCGGGGCGACGCAGCGCCGGACAGCCATAACCAGTAAATAGCTATCTATGGCTTATACTATCCAACGCGGCGAGTCCATCGTGGTGAAGACCGACGATACCGCCGTCGAATGCTTGACGCAGGCGGATTTTTCGTCCACCGCGGGCGAGATCGACACGACCTGCAAGAACGCCGCCGGTGTCACGTCCACCGAGGTGGGCGCGATCACCACCACCATTTCGGTGGGGGGCAACTACACCGAAGGCACGGGCAGCAACGACGACTTCCACACGTTGTATGTCGCCCACACCGGCCGAACCACCGTATCCGTCAAGTGGGGCGGGACGGATACGGGTGACAAAACGTACACCTGCGATTGCAAGATCTTGTCGATCAGCGCAAGCGCGGGTAACGTCGGCTCGCTTGTTACGTGGACGGCTGAATTTAAGGCCATCGGGGCCGTCACCGTAGCAACGGTGTCCTAAGAACAAACACAACCACGCCGCCCGGGTCGCACCGGGCGGCCTTTTTTCAACACCAAACTTTTTCGAAATGCTACGACAAATAGAAATCGGCGGCGTTCTGCGCCCCATACATTTCGGCCTGTGGGCCCTTAAAACGATCGCACAAGAATTGGGCATCGACCAGTCCAAAATATTGGGCGGGCTTTTCGTCACCGAAATCGAACAGCAGATAGCTATTCTGCGCATCGGCCTACAGGAAGGCGAAAAGAAACACATGCGCGAATATGGGATCGTTGCCCCGCTGCAAACGCTCCAGTTGACCGACGAAGACGTGGCCTCTTGGCTCGACGACCGTCCGGCCGCGCTCGACGAGGGCGTTTCGCTGTATTTCGAGCAGGCATACGGCGAAAAGCTGGAGGCCGTACTTGAAAAAATGGAAAAGGTGCCCGAGCTGGCGGCCGAAACGGAGAACCTAAAAAACGCATGGGCGAAGGTAAAACAGATAACCGGCCAGTTACCTTCGCTCGCCTCCAAGAAATAGGCCTGGGCTGGTTGGGGCTTTCGGAAACGGAATTTTGGGGCAGCACATTGCACAGTTTCAACTGTCGCCTAAAGGGGTGGCAAGAGGTGCGGGCGACGGACTGGGAGGAGGATTGGCGGCGGGTTCGCCGGTTGTGCGGCTACATGGTCGCCGCCGGGAACTGGAAAAAGGTTCCAGACGTGATGGCCGATATACCCCTGCCCAACGACCCGAAGGCCGAACCGAAGTTCATCACGATATCGGACGCCGAAATGGCGCACCGGAAGTACAAACTGAAAAAGCGCGACAAGGTAACGTTCCACGCGGAGTTTGAAAACCTTATGCGGGCGCACTGGGTGCCCGCATGGGGGCCGCACCCAGATGAATTGTAACGAGCAGTTATTCGCAGGCGGCGGGAGTTGCAAGGCGACATTGCAGCCGAGCATAGGCCCGCCGCCTTTTAAAAATGAAGCATGGCATTAGCGGACATAAACGTAAGGATCGGCGCGGAGATTTCGCAGTTCCAGTCAGGCTTGAGGAAGGCCGAACGGGAACTGCAAAGGACGGCCGACAAGTTCAACGAACTGGGAAACAACCTTTCCTTGGGCGTATCGCTTCCGCTCGCCGCGGCCGGTGCGGCCGCTTTCAAGTTTGCTTCGGGGTTCGAAACCGCTACGGTGAAAATCGAGAACCTGGTGGGCGTGCAGGGCGCGGAGCTCGACGACCTTAAGGCCAAGTTCCAACAGCTCGGGCCGGTCGTCGGAAAGACGCAACAGGAACTTGCCGACGCCGCGCTGTTCATCACCGGCGCAGGCCTTCGCGGTGCCGAAGCGCTCGACGCGCTCGAATCCTCCGCGAAAGGATCGGCCATCGGCCTAGGCGACCAGGCGGCCGTCGCGAAGGTGGCGGGTGCCGCCGTAGCGGCGTACGGTGCCGAGAACATATCCGCGTCCGGCGCGGTCGACAAGCTGCTCGGCATCGTGAAGGCGGGCAACGCCGAAGCGGCCGACCTTGCCCCCGTGCTGGGCCGCGTGCTGCCCATCGCCGCGCAGCTCGGCGTTTCCTTCGACGAGGTCGGGGCGAACATCGCCACGTTCACGCGCCTCGGCATCAACGCCGAAGGCGCGGTCGACGGAATCAAGTCGGCCCTTACCAACATCCTCAAGCCCAGCGACGCGGCGAAAAAGGCGCTCGCGGGCATTGGCCTTACAGCGCAGCAAGTACGCGACAGCATCGCAAAGAACGGCCTGGCCGCAACGCTGCAATCCCTCACCACGTCTTTCGGCGACAACGTCGAAGGGCTCGGAGCGGTGTTCGGCGACGTGCAGGGCCTTACCGCCGTGCTTGCTACCGCCGGGGCGCAGGGCGACGTGTACGCGCAGACCCTGCGCGACATACAGAACAGCGCGGGCGGCGTAAATGCCGCGTTCGAAAAGACCGCCGAAACAGCGGACTTCAAACTTAAAAAAGCCTTTGCGTCCCTAAGCCTGGCGGGCACCGAGTTTGGCGCGGCCATCGTGCCCGTCGTCGTGCAGCTCGCCGAGGCGGTCGTGCCGCTGGCCCAGGGCTTCGCCTCGTTGGGTGACGGTACGAAGACTTTGGTCGTTTCGCTCGGCCTTGCGGCCGTAGCGGCCGGGCCGCTGTTCCGCACGATAGGCGGCGGTATCGAGGTGTTCAAGGCAGGGCGCTCCGCGATACTGTCCTTCGGCAAGGCCGCCGAGCTTGCGAAATTGAGTTACGAAACACTAAGCCCGGCCATCGGCGGCACCGGTGCGGCGCTCCGCTCCGCTACCGTTGCATGGCGGGCGCTCGACGTTGTGGCCAAGGCCACGGTGATCGGCGCGGCGGTGGCCGTCGTGGTCGCGCTCGGGGTGGCGTTCGCGGCCCTTGGCGAAAGCGCAAGCGCGGCCGGTCGTGCCCAGGCCGCAGTGAACGCCGTTTCGGTGGAGGCCGAAAAGAGCATAGCCGCCGAAAGGATCGAGGCCCAGGCCTTGGTCGCCACGATCAACGACAATACCGCGAGCTACGAGCAGAAAAGAACCGCGCTCGCCCGCCTAAACCAGATCGCGCCGGAATATTTCAGCGGGCTTTCGCTGGAGGCAAAGAACTACGACCAGATCAACGCCGCGCTCGAGCGGTACGTCGGTGCGCTGCTCAAGGCCGCGCAGATCAAGGCGGCCGAAGGCAAAATAGTTGAGCTGGAAAAACGAAAACTCGACCTGTTGGAAGCGCAGGCCAAAATCGGGGAAAAGAGCAATGCCCGGCTGATCGGCGAAACGCTGCTCGCCGGTTCGCTCGCGCCGTCCGGCGTGGGCGGAGGCTTGCAGCAGTTGGGGGCCATCAAGCTGGAGCTTGACAAGATCCAGGCCGAACAGGAAGCGCTCGGCAAGATCGCCTACAGCGCGAACGCGGCCAACGAAAAGCTGCGGCAACAGGCAGTTGCCACTGCCGCCGCGCCGCTTGGCCTCGGCGGTGCGCCCATACCGTTCGGCCCTGAAAAAGAAAAGAAAAAACCCGAACCGATCCCCTACAACCAGACGGGGTCTTTTCGGTTCGGCGATACGAAAGGCTTCGAGTACATCACCGACGCGGCGAACGAAAGCAGCCTCGGGATGGAAAAGCTGGCCGCGTCTTTCGGTGTGGCCACACAGTCCCAAAATTCGTGGGCCACTGTTGCGGCCTATTCCGCGCTCACCGCTTCGGATTTCGAAGAGGCCTGGGCGG